CGCCTTACGCAGTTGCAGAATTTCAGATTCCAGTTCAGCCACCGTGCGGGAACCAGGAGTACCGAGTCCTTTTCTGGCGGCGGTAACCCATTGTCCTAAAGTGCCTTCAGGAAGGGATAATCGGGAAGCGCCTTCACTGATCGAAAGTTGATTTTCAAGAACCGTTCTGACAGCTTCGGCTTTGAACTCTTTAGAGTAACGTTGGGTTTTTCTGCTCATTATTAGCTCCTTCTGATGCCATTCTATTTCAGGAAGGAGTGTCCGTTAAACTCAGGCTACCTCAAAACGGTGCATAACCGCGCTGGCGGTTTTTTTATGCGCTAAGCACAGTCACATTCGCGATTTATGGTGGGCTGTGTGGGGGAGTTGAGAGACTCGCCGGATGTTTCGACCGGTTACGCCAACCCTGCACAGTTCACCACCCAGCGATTGGCGTCGCAGGTGGTGAGTTAAAAACCATCGAAACGCGAGGTCGTTATGACTGTTCAGATTTCTGTCAAAAACCTTTCCCCTGTTACCTATAACCAGATTCCTGTTATTACCACCGAACTTTTGGCGCAGCTTTACGGCACTGAGCCGGTGCGTATTCGCCAGAATCATCATGAGAACAAAGTACGCTTCGTTGAAGGGAAACACTTTTTCAAAGTTGTTGGTAATGACCTTAAAGAATTGCGGGTAGCTTTAAACTACTCACAAAATCCCATCTCTCCCAAAAACCGCTCCCTCATTCTCTGGACAGAACGCGGCGCAGCCCGCCACGCAAAAATGCTCGAAACCGATCAGGCGTGGGATGTGTTCGAAAAACTGGAAGACTGCTATTTCAGTCAAAAGGAGCCGTCAACGCCAGTTTCATGCCAGAAAAGTTACGACACGCGAGTTCTCTGTTATCAGCAAGGCGGTGTCACTGTTTCCACAATTCAGTTGCGGGATGATGATATTGTTATTTCCCTTGAGTCATGGCTGGAACTGGCGAGAGCCAATGGTTGGTTTGTTGTTCGCAGAGATAAACTGGTGGAAAGGCTGATGCAGCTTTAAAAAGTTCTTGCAATTTTAGCCATAAACTGCTTCAATTCTTGTACGCTTCGCAAAGCTGTACCGCGAGGCGAATAGCAGACATGGACATTTGAAAGAGCCCGCTTTATGCGGGTTTTTTTATACCTGAAAAACGGCACAGGACGTTAAACGTGCTGGTGGTCAGATGAGTTTGCAGATGTGATGACATATGGTTATTATTCTGCCTCCGGCCCTTTAGCTCAGTTGGTCAGAGCGAGCGACTCATAATCGCCAGGTCGCTGGTTCAAGTCCAGCAAGGGCCACCAACCACCACTAGCTCATCCGGATAGAGCATCAACCTTCTAAGTTGACGGTGCGAGGTTCGAGTCCTCGGTGGTGGGCCAGCGCCGACTTAGCTCAGCAGGCAGAGCAACTGACTTGTAATCAGTAGGTCACCAGTTCGATTCCGGTAGTCGGCACCATATGCGGGCATCGTATAATGGCTATTACCTCAGCCTTCCAAGCTGATGATGCGGGTTCGATTCCCGCTGCCCGCTCCAGCGAGATTTGAGACGAAGGTTGTTATTTGCACTGACACAATATTGTGTGGGAATGTCTGACTCCTTACCATCTCCTGTTCTGTGATGTTGTTTTGTTGCAGTTCCAGTGCTCTTTTTTCAGCACCAGAATGGTGCATTGTCGGTCAGGTTACGTAGTGAACCTCTGGCAGGGGACTGATAATGCATCATTCTGGTGTTGTAAATATCTCTTCGGACAACTTACAAAATATTCTAAGCAAACCCCGGGAACACACTCTTAACTGCCTTGGCTGGCGGTTTTTTGTACAGTGCTCGGTATGTGTGAGCTGGAAATCAGATTTTGCATGGACTGGAATCATGCTGTTATTTAGGGGCGAAGAACTGGCTTTTTCTTCCGCCTTCTCACCAGTAATGATTAGAAAAATAATGAAATGCCCCCTCCGGGGAGGAGGACCGTAGAAAAAAGGACCCGCCAGCAAAAACATTGGGGATGAACAGCTTTCGCTACTCAGATTGCTGGCGGGTAAAGTTCCTCATGAATTAAGAATGCTACGCGATCTTTTTTAATGGAAATGAAAATTATTGTCAATTAGACGTGCGTGTTTTTTCATACAATATTGGTAAAGGTGATTCAGGCCATCAGAGTTTTGCTGATGGCCTTTTTTCTTTCCGATAGCACAGGTCTGTCGGGGGGCGGGATATGTATCAGATGGAAAAAATATCAACAGGCATTGCCTACGGCACCTCCGCCGGCAGTGCCGGCTACTGGTTTTTGCAGTGGTTGGATCAGGTCAGTCCATCACAGTGGGCTGCGATTGGTGTGCTGGGAAGTCTGCTTCTGGGGCTTCTGACTTATCTGACGAATCTGTATTTCAAAATAAGAGAAGATAAGCGTAAGGCTGCGAGAGGTGAATAATGTCGCCATCATTACGCAAGGCTGTTGCAGTTGCTATTGGTGGCGGGGCTGTTGCTATAGCATCTGTGTTAATCACTGGCCCAGGTGGTAACGATGGTCTGGAAGGTGTCAGCTACATACCATACAAAGATATCATTGGTGTATGGACTGTATGTCACGGACACACCGGAAAAGACATCATGCCTGGTAAAACGTATACCGAAGCAGAATGCAAAGCTCTCCTGAATAAAGACCTTGCCACTGTCGCCAGACAAATTAACCCGTACATCAAAGTCGATATACCGGAAACAACGCGCGGCGCTCTTTACTCGTTCGTTTACAACGTGGGCGCTGGCAATTTCAGAACATCGACGCTTCTTCGCAAAATAAACCAGGGCGATATCAAAGGCGCATGTGACCAGCTACGTCGCTGGACATATGCTGGCGGTAAGCAATGGAAAGGGCTGATGACCCGTCGTGAGATTGAGCGTGAAGTCTGTTTGTGGGGGCAGCAATGAGCAGAGTCACCGCGATTATCTCCGCTCTGGTTATCTGCATCATCGTCTGCCTGTCATGGGCTGTTAATCATTACCGTGATAACGCCATTACCTACAAAGAGCAGCGCGACAAAAACGCAAGAGAACTGAAGCTGGCGAACGCAACCATTACTGACATGCAGCAGCGCCAGCGTGCTGCTGATGCACTCGATGCTAAATACACGAAGGAGTTAGCCAATGCGAAAGCTGAAAATGATGCTCTTCGGCGCAAGCTTGATAATGGTGGTTGGGTGCTCGTCAAAGGAAAATGCCCTGTGCCATCCTCAGCCGAAACCTCCAGCGCCTCCGGCATGGGCAATGATGCCACCGTCGAACTCTCTCCAGTTGCTGGACGAAACGTTCTCGGTATCCGGGACGGAATCATCAGCGACCAGACAGCATTGAGAATGCTTCAGGAGTACATCAGGATCCAATGCCTTGGGGGGTAGCGGTAATTTTACTCATTATCCTTCAAATCAGATTCTGTTGTCAGAGGAATGGGGGAAGCTGGATTCGCAAGAGCTTTTTATGGGCAGTTTAGCTAAAAAAAGGCAACACGAAGCTAAAACTACCAACATAAAGTGCTGACCAGCTAGCAGCTGAAATCAGACTCACTGTATACACTTTCACTGGATGAAGTTGCAACATTCCTGCCACCAAAGGAGCAATATAACGCAGCACGGCGATAAAGCGCGAAGTGAAAAGTATTGACACAGAGTTATTTTGCAACTGAAGGCGAACCCGTTCTATTGTATTGGAACGGCTCGATATTATACATGCAAGTTGAGGGATATGCCCAATTATTATACCAAGATGGTAATTAACGATAGTACCGCACCATGCGCCACTCATGACCGTGATTCCAGCTTCCCATGGTGAAAGAGTCGTCTTGCTGACTGTAATTACAGTGGCCATCATAATTGATGCTGGTGGCAATATCGCCGAAATGAGTAAAGTGGATTTTGTGAACGCTATTATAAAAAGAAGCCCCCATAGGCGATATGGATGAAGTACAAAATAGTTCATCAAAGCATTTATCCACTCCATCAATGTCTTTCCTTCTGTGAATTTTTCTTTGCTATTTAACCGTGATACGACTTAATTTAGGCTTAAACACCTTACATTTACAAGGTACTCCTGTGGGGGGCCCTGCCACGGAGCGTCGCAGGAGTGAGTGATGAGGAAGAATTAAAGCAACCTATTGTGACAGGCAGCGATAACAGTAAATCACAGAAAGCATAATCATGGCAAAACCGGACTGGGAGGCCATCGAATCGGCATACCGGGCCGGAGTCCTTAGCCTCCGTGATATAGGCGAGAAATACGGCGTTACAGAAGGGGCTATCAGGAAGAGGGCCAAAAAGCTTGGTTGGGCACGCAGTGGCGGTACGCAGGTTTGCAAAAATGGTACGCAAAAAAGGAAAGTGCGTACCAGCAGAAAGCCTGCCATTACTGGCCTTACACAAAAAAGTACGCAACTAAAAACAGAATCTACACCGGATACGAAACCGATACGCGGAATGCGTACCGATCCCCCGACTAACCCATTCCAACCCGGTAACCAGCAGGCATTAAAACACGGTGGTTATGCCCGTCGCCTTCTGCTCAAAGATGAGGTGATAGAGGACGCTAAAGCGTTGACGCTCGAGGACGAATTATTTCGCCTTCGTGCTAACAACCTTGTCGCTGCAGAGAATATTGGCCGGTGGTTGGTGTCGCTGGAAGATGCTAATGGGGACCAGGAAAGGAAGATGCTGATTGAAAATATCAGCGCCGCCGAGAAAGCAATGATGCGCAATACAGTTCGTATTGAGTCCATCGTTGGCACGCTTGCGACGGTAGGAAAAATATTTGCTGATACAGCCTACCGCAAGGCCGCCACTGATAAGGTGTCTCTGGAGGCTGATCGTCTTCGCCGTGATGCAGGTATTGATGATGGCAATGGAGAGCGTGACCTCAATGACTTCTACTCTGACATCCAAACCGACGCTGAATCCGGCTTTACGTAGTTTCTGGACTATGCGGGCACGTAACAAAGTGCTTTATGGTGGTCGGTCATCGTCAAAATCATGGGATGCCGCTGGCATTGCCATATTTCTGTCGAATAAATACACCCTGCGTTTTTGTTGTGCCCGTCAGATCCAGAATAAAATCGAAGAGTCGGTGTATACCCTGCTCAAAATTCAGATAGACAGGTTTGGTCTGCGGCACCGTTTCCGTATTCTGAACAACAAAATCATAAACCGGGTTACTGGCTCGGAATTTGTTTTTTATGGATTATGGCGCAACATCGAAGAAATTAAGTCACTGGAGGGGATCGATGTGTTGTGGCTGGAAGAAGCCCACGCACTGACGGAATACCAGTGGAAAATTCTGGAGCCAACGATCCGTAAAGAGGGTTCGGAATGCTGGTTCATATTCAACCCCGGACTTGTTACTGATTTCGTCTGGCGCAACTTCGTTGTTGATCCGCCCGAAGGCACTCTCATCCGCAAAATTAACTATGACGAAAATCCGTTTCTGTCTGACACCATGCTTAAGGTTATCGACGCGGCGCGACGCCGTGATCCGGATGGTTTTAAACATGTGTATGAGGGCGTTCCGGAGTCTGATGATGATGCGGCAATCATCAAACTGTCTTGGATAGAAGCCGCAGTGGATGCGCACAAAACGTTAAATTTCGAACCCAGTGGAAGAAAGCGTATTGGCTTTGACGTGGCTGACAGTGGTACAGATAAGTGCGCTAACGTTTACCGTCACGGATCCGTTGTTTTCTGGGCCGACGAATGGAAGGCCAAAGAAGATGAATTACTGAAGAGCTGCCAGCGTACTTATCAGGCGGCGCTGGAGCGTGAAGCAGATATTGTTTACGACTCTATCGGTGTTGGTGCGTCTGCCGGTGCTAAATTCTCTGAAATTAACGCTGACCGGAAGAGCGAGAACGCATACGCGCGACGTGTGAATTACCAGAGGTTTAACGCCGGTGCTGGTGTGCATGAGCCAGATGACGAGTACAACGGCATCCCCAACAAAGACTTTTTCGCAAATCTTAAGGCTCAGGCATGGTGGCTGGTGGCTGACCGTTTCAGAAATACGTTTAACGCCATTAACAACGGAGAACAGTATCCTGTGGATGAGCTGATCAGCATAGATTCTCGTTGTCCGTTGCTTGAAAAGCTGAAACTGGAACTGACAACACCTCATCGTGATTTCGACCGTAACGGACGTGTGATGGTCGAAAGTAAAAAAGACCTCGCAAAACGCGAGATACCGTCACCAAACGTTGCTGATGCATTCATTATGGCCTTCGCGCCAATCGATACATCGCTGGATATCTGGGAACAGCTGGGGAGACAGGCCTGATGGCACGAAACAAACAAGCCCTGCGGCGAACTGTGCAGGCCACAGCTGATGGTTATGAGAATTTTATTGCCCGCGTAGGGATGCAGACACCTAACCAGCACTCAGCATCCACCTACCGGGCTAATTTCACCAGCCGTAACCGCATGCTGGTGGAATGGTCCTATCGTTCATCTTGGATCATCGGCGAAGCAGTCGATGCTATCCCGGATGATATGACCCGCAAAGGCATTCGCATCACTTCGGAAATTGATGCAAAAGATCGTGGCATTCTCGAATCACAACTGGATGAGTTGCAAATCTGGGATGCGCTGAATGACGTGCTGAAATGGTCGCGCCTCTACGGCGGCGCGGTGGGTTTCATCATGATTGAGGGGCAGGCACCAATGACCCCGCTGCGACCCGAAACCATCGGTAAGGGCAAGTTTAAGGGGATTCTCCCGCTCGACCGCTGGATGGTCGACCCGGCACTGACCCGCCGCATTAAAGATATGGGGCCGGACCTGGGTAAACCTGAGTTTTACGATGTGGTGACCACAGCAACGGGAATTCCTGCCTGGCGCATTCATCACAGTCGCCTGATTCGCTTTGATGGCGTCACGTTGCCATTTCAGCAGAAGATGACCGAGAACGAATGGGGAATGTCGGTTGTAGAGCGTATCTGGGATCGTCTTACCGCGTTCGACAGCGCTACTGTCGGCGCGGCGCAGCTGGTCTACAAGGCGCATTTGCGTACCTACAGCGTGGAGAAGCTACGCGAGCTTATCGCACTTGGTGGTCCTGCGTATGAAGCGTTGCTGAAGAATATCGACCTGATTCGACAGTTCCAGAGTAATGAAGGCATGACGCTCATGGACTCGCGGGATAAGTTTGAAACCCATCAGTACAGCTTCAGTGGTCTGGATGACATCCTTTCGCAGTTTGCAGAACAGATTAGTGGCGCTGTTGGTATCCCACTGGTGCGGTTGTTCGGACAGTCCCCGAAAGGATTTTCTACCGGTGATGCAGACCTTGCCAACTATTACGATCGCATCAGTTCGTTGCAGGAGAGGCGTTTACGTCTTCCGGTGCGGCGGATACTGGACATCATGCATCGTTCGGAACTTGGCAAGCCGCTGCCGGACGATTTCACGTTTGAGTTTAACCCGCTCTGGCAAATGTCTGATGTCGATCGCTCAACGGTGGCGTTAAACACCACCAACGCAATCAGTACGGCGCTGGGTGATGGTCTGATGACACTGAAAGCCGCTATGACTGATTTGCGAGAAAATTCTGACGTAACCGGCATCGGGGCATCCATTACCGACGAGGACATCGAGAATGCCGAAGATGAAGCGCCGCCCGGCATCGGCGAACCTGATGACGAACCGCAGGAGCCGTCAGGCGGAAATCCGGTATCGAACCAGCCTACGCAGGATAGCGAGGGCGGTCGGAGACATCGTAAATGGTCGCTACGATGGTTCAAATGACAGTATCACGGAAATTATTGCGGCGCTGGAGCGTTACAGTGAAATCATCACCCCCTGGGCGACAAAGGTCGCGGAAAACTTTACTGCGGACCTAACCCGGCAGAACGAGAAAGTTTGGCGGCAACACAGCAAGAACATCAGTCGCGAGCTCCGCAATCTTGTGGAAAGCGCTCCTGTGGGCCAGGTGATGCAATCCATCATCGCCGAACAGGTCAAGTACATCAAATCTCTGCCTCTCGAGGCCGCAGACAGGGTGTACGACATCCAGAACAAAGCGATAGAGGCTGTTGTCACCGGTGGTCGGGCGGAGCAGTTTGCTAAAGAGATTGCATCTACCGGCGATGTTGCTAAGTCTAGGGCCGATCTGATTGCCCGAACGGAACTGGGAAGAGCAACGGGCGCGCTGGATATGGCCCGAGCGATAGCTATTGGCTCGGATGGTTATATTTGGCGTACAGCCGATGATGGCGATGTCCGAGATTCCCACGATCACATGAAAGGTAAATTCGTCCGCTGGGATTCACCTCCAACTTTGGACGGCATGACCGGCCACGCGGGCGAGCTGCCAAACTGCCGCTGCTATAAAGAGATCGTGTTTGTTCGCGTTCCATTCGCAATGAAAAGGGCAGCATAACCCATGAAATACTTTTTTGAGACCAGGCTCGGGGAAACCCGATACCGCCTGGCTGACGGCTCGTTGCTGTGCAAAGACGTGCCGATAGGACGAACAGGTAAGCAGCTCTATGGTGCTGATGACCTGCCAAAACTGAAACCCGATAAGTTCGGTGAAATAGTCGTCACGCGTTCTCCTGAGCAGGTATTCCATCCGGCCACGCTTGCCTCATTCGAAGGGATGAGCATCACGATCCTGCATCCTGAAGATGAAAACGGGAATGTGCGGCTGGTAAATCCCGAGAACTGGAAAGAGCTTGCTGTCGGGCACCTCCAGAATGTCCGGCGCGGGACGGGTGAGCAGTCTGATTTGATGCTGGCTGACCTTATCGTCAAAGACGAAAGCGCCATTCAGCTTATCGAAGATGGCCTGCGCGAAGTGTCGTGCGGCTATGACGCGGAGTACGAGCAGACCGAGCCAGGTAAAGCCGAGCAGGTCGATATTACCGGAAACCATGTGGCTCTTGTCCCTAAAGGCAGAGCCGGAAATCGTTGTGCAATTGGAGACAGAGACACAATGGCAAATCAAAAGAAAAGCTGGTGGACCCGCATGCGCACGGCCATCAAAACGGGTGACGCTGACACCATGAACGAACTGGTGGAGTCGGCTCCCGCATCGGTTACAGGAGATGAGGGGGATTTGCCGCAGGGCGTTAATCTCAACATCAACCTGTCCCCGCAGCAACCGCTACCGGACAAAGCACCAGAGATGGGCGGAGGTCCAACCGGCGACAGTGATGATGACCTCAAAACATTACTGAAAGCCCTGCTGGCTAAGCTGGAAGGAAATGCCACGGGCGATAACGATAATAAACCTGACGCTAATCCGACCGGTGACGGCGAGGACGATGAAGAGGAAACCACGATTACTGGTGACTCAGCCTGGCGTGCCGAAGTTATCGTTCCGGGTATCGATCTGAGCCGTAAGATGAAACCGACCGCGTTCAAACGCGAGGTTCTGGCTTCCGCTGACAAAACGCTGGTTCGCCAGATAGTCGGTGATGCACAGCGCCCAAACATGGGCATGACCAGTATCGCTTCCCTGAACAAACAAAACGCTGAATTCTGGGCAAACCGTAAAGGGTAAAAAATGAATAATGTATTTCTGTACCGGATGCCTGTTGGCATTGCCGGGGCTGTTTCTCGCCCGCAGGACTTAACCGTCGAACCGGTGGTCCTTAAATCCGATAACGCCTTTGCTGCCTATGGCCTGGCTGGTAAATACGATGATGACGGTTTTTTCGTGCCGCTGGCAGATGGTGATACCGCAGACAAGGTGAAGGGGATCTACGTGCGCCCTTATCCGACCACTTCGCAGCCGGACATGGTTCGCCAGGTGGGGAGTGGCAAGAACTTCCCGGGCGACGCCATGAAGCGTGGCTACGTGACCGTTAATCTCGGTTCTGATTTTGATGCTAAATAGCTGCGCTTAATACCGCTACACTTTTGCCAGTCCATGTTTGCCTCCGGGGAATGGGCTGACGGTTTCCATAAAATGGCGAACTTTTTTCAACAGTTGCCACATTGAGCGGCACTGATGATTACGCGTTATTGTGTCGTGAAGTGCCTGCCATAGCCGTTCAACATGATTCACCCATGGCGAGTAAACCGGCTGATAAATGACCCTGAACTTCGGGTTCTCCTTCAGCCAGCTCTGTGTTTCCCGGCTTTTGTGGATAATGTAGTTGTCCACGATCAGCGTGATGGTTTTCGCCCGACGGTATGTCGCTTTAAGCCGCTTCAGCAGGCTGATGAACAGCGCCGAACTTTTGCTGTTGCCGCCCACATAGCTGACTTTACCTGTCCCGCTGTGCAGCGCTCCGGCCAGATAATATTTTTCATTCTGTCCCGGCGTGACCACCCGTTTTTGCTGTCCGCGCAGTTGCCAGTCCGCACCGATTTTGGGATGAAGATGGATATCCACTTCATCTTCATAAAAGACCGGATGCTCTGCGCTGCATTCGTCCAGTGCTTTATGGATTGCTGCCATCTTTTCATCTTTATGCGGGTCACGGATACGCAGAGTTGGCGCAGCCCTTCGCCACACAATCCCCGCAGACGGCAACCAGCGGCGAACGGTTCCGGCATTTAACTGGCAACCGGTTATCTCATTGATTTTTATTGCCAGCAGTTCTGTACTCCAGCGTGAACGCTGGTAGCCAAAGTCGCCGGGAGAATGTTTTACCAGCTCACGTAACAGTGTGCAGATATGCTCAAACGGCCAGCGACGGGCACGCCCGGCAGGTAATGATTTCAGTCCCTCAACACCCGACTGCGTGAACCAGTTAATCCAGCGTCCAACAGAGGAACGGGCGCAGCAGAGCGTTCTGGCAACGTCGCTGACACGGTCGCCCCGGTGCAGCATCAGCATGGCAGTCAGTCTGCGGGCATAATTTTTATCGTGTGTTTTATGGATGGCTTTCTGCATCAGGCGTCGTTCGTCACGGGAAATTGGTGCTATGATCGGCAT